AAGTCACCTGCAGGATCACCAAATATATTAACTTCACAGTTAGCGTAACGCATTGCTATCTCTTGTCTTAGCAACTCAGCGAATCTAACTATACCCATATCAAAAGCTACAATCTCTTGAAGCAGAAGCCAACGCCCTCTTACCTTTTGTCCAAAGACTGCAGCAGGGGTCAAGCCAAAATCTAATCCAATAAATAAAGGCATACCATCTGCAACTGGTATCTCTTCGTTTGCAACATGGACATCTGTTCTAAACATATTATACACAGGCTTTCCATCTTGAATATGACCTAGCCTGTTCATTACATATACATCTATCCAACTCTTTGTCTTACCTTGTATCAAGTTAGGATAGTAACTGTCCATCATATGTTTTTTGTTTTCAGCTACAGGATTAGGATTATACTTTACTATCAATCCCTCTTCATCTTTATCTTCTAACATAGCTGAGGGTTGAGTATAGAACCTCCAGTTGTCAGGCTTAACAAGCATCCTAGATTCTTCAGAACTAATATGATCAGGTATAGGAACTTCGCCTGCCATGATTGGCCACCAATGATCTTCTTCGGGGGCGTTCGTATCTGCAATAACCCCAGTCCAAGTCGGACCTCCGTCTCTCATAGATGGGTATCTACCAACACGCATAGTACATGCATCAATAATTGACTTAGGTATTTCCCTAGCCTCGTTAATCCATATGCCAGTTAGTTCGAGCGAGAGGAGTTTCTTAACGTCTTCAGGTCTGTCGAGTGCAAGGAATATAACCTCCAACTCCAAATCACTCTTGGATATTTTGTGCGTATATGGAACTGACCAAGAGAACCTACCCCAATCGTCTTCCGGAAACCAGTCCAACCAAGTTTTAATCGTGGTAGTACGAAGCTGAGGATTGGTGTTTCTGATAATCGCCCACCTACTTTTGCGTTTGCCATCTGGTGATTTCTCCTGCATTAAGGCTCGTCTGAATACTTCTACACAGCAAGCCACTGATTTACCTGAGCCAACTGGCCCTCTTAATCCTCTGAAGAAAGTTTCATCCTTTAAAAAAGACTTACATACTTCCCCATCAGGTTTGTATTTAAAGTTGGTCAACTCTCATATCCTTGCCGACTTTAGTTAGTCTTTCAATAACATCAGGTGCTATTGCTGCAATCATTTTGTCTGCTTCATAATCAGTACAGAACTGTTCGGGATAATGTTTAAAGTGTACTTGCTTAACTACAATACGAAGTATGTCTCTGTCTTCTTTGTTAATCTTATGAAGTCTCATTTAACAACTCGTGTTATATTATCAGCCTGTTTCTTCTGCAAACAACGGCAGTACTTGTTATAAAAATAATTGCTTATCTTATTAAAAAATCTAAAAGTTTCAAAGTAAATATTAATCATTGTCCATCCTATGTGTAAGAGCGAAAGCTTCTCGTTTTGCTTGCAATCTTTTTGGGCTGTTTAGATACTTGTTTATTTCTTCTAACTGCTCTGCGTTTAGCAGCCGTAGTGGATTTGTATTCAGAGTCAGATAAAGCTTTAATTGCTTTCTCAGGTAGATAACGTTCGCCTGTTGCTTTACTCCCTTGTGTACTAGGTTTACCACTTTTGGTTCGCCATTTTTGTTTAGTCCAAGCACGCAGTGACCTCTGTGTTTTCTTTAACGCCATTTGTTATTAATCCATTTAACAGTTGCATAAACACCTAAACCTAAAAAAATATAACTGATTCCATCAAACCAAGACATCTCATGTAAGACTGTGACTAGGTCTGCTGTTATCCAATCCATCAGGAAGTATAACCCCCACCCTTTGATTTATATTGTTTGGCAAGCATCTGTGCTTTTCGTGCAGACCATTGCCCGGGTCTCCCACCCTTGCCACCTGCCTTGATCCTACGAAAGATAGCTTTCCTCATAGTAGGCTTAGTGTAATTACCTGCAGCATTAACAGCCATTAGTAATTCTGATTTTCGTTAATTTCATCCTGTTGCATTTCTAAAAGCCTTTTAATCATTGCTCTTTGTGCTGCTTTAGGATTCATGCCTTTGGCTCTAAATCTTCCAAATATAGATTTAGCCATACTCTTATCATAATAAGGACCTATACTATCGCCTTTCATGATTGCAACTTTTATTTCTTTGTCTTCATCTTGTTCTTTTTTTGCTTTTAAAAGACTTGCTTTTTTTGCTTTCCCTTTAGGTATAGCCATAGCTTACTCCTTACTTTTTCTTTTTAGATGCCATTATCTTTTTCTGTAAAGCAGCAGGCAATGTCTTCTGCTTACCAGTCATCTTCTTTGCAGGTGGTCTGCCTTTAGTCTTTCCATATGTTCCTTTACCCATTGGCATAATATTATCCTTTCTTACTCTTGTTTCGTTTAGATATTGCCCTAGCCTTTGCTCTTGCATCACTAGAACTAGATGCACCCCATGCTCTGAGGGATAATAACTTCCTTGTAGGTTTACCTTTGGAATCTCTGTCAGGACCTTTGTTGCCTGCCATCCTCGCTAAAAAAGATGCACGCCTTGGATTGTCTCCACTCTTAACAGGTGCTTTTAATGTGCCTTTCTTATAAGACGCACGACCCTTTGCGTTTAATCCACCCTTGGGATTCTTGCCTGCTTTTCTTGTCCATGCCGGTGTTGCCATAGTTTAGTTATCACTTATGTTGTTTGATGGCTCAATGCACAAACGAACCTTTTGAGCAAATAATGTTTGTTGGGGTCCCCTGCCATGGTGGGGTGTCGCAGTTTTTACCCCCCTACCCCTCACCTAGGTCTATGGAAACACGAATCTCCCCTGCGTGGAGATGCATCTGCTTATCGGGAGCCTTAAAGCCTGCCCTGTCAAGAATGTCTTTACTAGCTTCTAGCTGTACGTACTCAGACTTGGCTCCCTTAGCCAATGCTAGTACCCTTTGACTAGCTATCGTAGCACTCAATCCTATAGTCTCTGTTATCCTAGACATCATATACTGTTGTACATGGGGCAGTCTCAAAGTCTTGCTAGCCGTCACTCTACCACTTTCACCCTGTGCGTATCCTGCCTGCAGGCTAGCTTCTTTGATACTACAACCATTTGCTACGAGTGTATCCACTAGCAACGTCTGTTTCTTAGTCAATTTACGTTCTTGTAGCATCGAGAAACCCCCCTGTAATCCCCCCTTTTAACCACGCTACAAGAACTATTGTCAATGCACAAATGCTCAACTTATTCTCACTCATGCACAACTCATTCACAACACTCTCTTTGCTTGCACTTAGCATTTGCTCTTGTGACGAGTCCATTGATAAATCAATGCCTTACTAAAGTTGTTTACGTTCTTCTCGTCACCTTTGTTTAGCACCAGTGCAATCAACTCCATTTTATGTCTATCACAACTTTATGTACTTACAAGGGTAAACGTTGCGAGTTCCTCGCCCTTGTAAGTATAAGTCGACACTTCTCAAGTGAAAGTGGAGTCGACTTACCTAAGTAGGCAGAAAGCCGTGATCGTCATAATGTCATAAAGATTGCCATGGTGGCAGTCTAAAACAAAGGAGACTTAAGATGAAGAACTTAGTAAAAAACTTTAGTAAAGAATTCGATGCGAATTATGAAGACTCTACAAGACCAAATGCAAAGTACGCAAAGAGATACTCACTACTCTCAATACTAGATCAACTACAATGGGTAATCTCAACAAAACATAAAGACGCTAGTAACTACCATGCACAAGCAGAAGAGATGCTTTCTACTTCAGCAGGTGACACTTGGGAAGAAATCAAAAGTGGCAAGGTTCAGCTTGTTATGGGTAAAGTCGGTGAGACCATTGGTTCTCCACACTTCGACGAGTACGGCTTTACCAACAAGCTTGACCAACAAGCCACTTGTCTTGCAGAAGCTGAGATGCATCAGCAGGTCATGAACTTCTTCAAAGATGTTCTTAAAACATCTTGCCAAGAAGATTATGTACCAAAAGCATTACGTAAAGCAAACGCAATGCAATCTAAATCCAACAACAACAAAACAATAAATAACTTTCAAGCATCCTTAAACAAGGTTGCTTAAGTTATAGGGAGCTTCGGCTCCCTTTTTTTATATCGACAATGGAGAATGACTATGGATAACTTTTTCTTAATATATACTATATACATACTGTTTGTGTTGCTTGGTTTTGCAACATTAGTATTCTCACTATTAGCATTTACATAAAGAAAGGAGCAAAATGTTTTTTGCTTTTGGTATATCATGGTGGTTTATCCATGCTCTATACACAACGCTAGAAGCAAATATTATGCTGTTGAAATTAGTCAAACTCTATAAACTAAACAATCAAACCATTTAATATAGGAGATAACAATGGATGGATCACAAACAATATTACAAGATTACGATTTCCCAGTAGAGGTCGTGCCTCTCGTAGCAGTCAAAGAAATACAAGACGGATGGAAATCACAGGAGTATCCTGTACCACCATCAATGCAGAAAGCTATCGTTCGTACTGACACAGGTCATGTACTAGGTACACATGGTGGTGCGTACAAGATGGTCAAGCATGGTGACATAGTAGATCGTATGCAGAGTGCAATCGATATGTCTGTCATATCAAAAGACTATGAGCACACACAGATTGTGTATGAGAATGGTGCTAAGATGAAAGGCAAGATAGCATTCAATGACTTAGTTGTTGAGCCTCAAGTTGGTGATTACATACGCTTTCAAGTTGAGTATCTAAACTCATACGATGGTATGTGGTCTATCATGATCAAGGCTCAAGGTTACAGGTTATGGTGTGACAATGGATGTGCATCAGCTAACTCACTATCATATGATAGGAACAAGCATACCACCGGGTTCAACTTGTCAGGTACATCAGCTAAGATACGCAGTGCACTACAAACATTCTGGTCAAACAAAGATGTATGGCAAGAGTATGCTGCACTACCAGTGACACCATCGCAAGCTGAGAACTTTCTCAAAGCTACAATCTGTCAACGTCACAGCCACACTACACTAGCTAAGTTCAATGAGACAAAGCTAGAAAAACTTATGAAGTTATACAATACAGAATCACACAAGCTTGGCCGTAACAAGTGGGCATTATATAATGCTCTAACTTACTGGTCATCACATGCAAGTGATGCCAATCACCCACACAGAGCAGAGGTACTACGACACAACGAAGTAACCAAAGCTATCTCATCTGCAAGATGGGAGGGGATCGGGAAAAGCCTAACCTAATTCCGACGTCGGAATGCCATGTAAGCTGTCATTAAGTACACATTGGTAAACATATACACGCACGTTATACCACTGGTTCAATCGGGTCTGAGGTATGTAATTGTGAATCAACACATAAGAGATCAACTGTCTAGCTAACTGTCAGCAAGTGACGTGCTTGTATATAATAACACAACAACAAAGGAGAACACTATGGTAGATTCATACCAACAATATCTATGCTCACTCATTGGCATGTCATGTGACAAGGAGTGTGATGCAGTCAACATAGCTAACGCAGTGTGTGAAATTGCAACGTCATTGCACAAGCCAAGCTTTGTAGAGCAAACAAAAAAGGAATGGCATACATGGCAGGAGCAACCTATGCTAGAACATTATGGTGTAACAGATAAGATAAAGGAGTGTAGCTATGAGTAGATACAAAGATCAATGCATCGAAGTCGAAGAAAAGTTTGGTGCTTACCTAACCAACGACGGCATGACAAATCAACAGGCACTCAATGCTATCAGCAAAGAGTACGGCACATCACATGCGTTTGCGTGTGCTACATTATTAAAAGAATGGAATGCCGACGATAAATAATACTTGATCATGTAGCATATATGCAGTACTAATTTTATATGGTATTGTGCAAGTATATAAATCAGCTACAAGATATAGCTTCTGAGAATGATGTTCGTCTTAAAGATATGTTCATTGTTGCAGGTGTACCTACTAGTACATACTATCGTGCAATAAATGGGATGGACTTAAGATTTGATACAGCAGAAAGAATACTCAAAGCGTTCAGACATGTTCAACTACAGAGCGACCCCAGTTCCAATCAATCCTAACTGGAAAGAATTGGTGTCGTCTTTAGTTAATAAGCGTAACCAAATGCAACTGTCGCAAGAAGCATTAGCTTATAAGATCGGATGTGCTGATAGCCTGATAGGTAAGTGGGAAAGATATGAACGCTTACCCTCAGGCTTTATGCTTTTGGATTGGATAGAAGCACTTGATTGTAAGCTAAAAGTTCAATGATCAAATGCGATGTGTGTAGTACACACACGAAATACTTTACGAAAGTAAAGGGCAGTCGAACTTTCTTTGTCTGCTTTAGTTGTAAGGAGAAATCAAATTGGCAAGCACATCTAGCAGAAAAGGAACATACCACGAGAACTTCTTTGTCAAACTGTTCAAAGCGTGGAAGATCAAAGCAAAGCGTCAGCCTCTTAGTGGAGCGTTGGGAGGCGAATATAAAGGCGACCTCGTCGTCGAACTCAACGGACAAGAAGTAATAGTAGAAGTAAAGTATCGTAAGAATAGCAGCTTCCCATCCCCATTCACAACAATGATCAACCGGGATGCTGTTATATATAAGAGAGGTGGTAATGCAGAGCCAAGGTGGGTAATGTTTTTATCAGAAGAAACAGTCAAGAAACTATGGAGAAAGAAATGACTTTACAAAAATCAGTGCTACAAGAATACGATAGAGAACTAGAACTAGTACAAAAGCATGTGCTTGATTTGTTTTGGGAGTATGATCGCATGTCATCAGCAGGACAAAGTTCACTTAATAAACTAGCCAAGTTAGTAGAAGTACCTACTGAAATGGAGATACAAAAAGATTGGAAACAATACATGGCAGACACGGCATAGGTATGTCGTTCCGTAATATCCAAGGTATCTTGGATGCTGATGTTGGTGATGCAGTAGCCAAGCTTGTGCTACTGGTAATCAATCATCATGCTAACCAAGAAACCATGATTGCTTTCCCATCAATCAAAACGATTGCTATAAAATGTAACCTCAGTGAGCGTACTGTTATACGTAAGCTTGAGTACCTAGTAGATAAAAATTATTTGATACGCAAACGTCAGGGTAAGAATCAAGTCAACATATATAGAGTACGGAAGTGTCAGCCTGTCACTATGGAAGTGACAGAGTGTCACGTGGAGGGTGTCAGTATGTCACACGAACCTATAACTAACCAACCATCTAACAAAGTAGGCAAGACAAATGCAGTTACAGTTAAGCAAGAACAAAAAAGCACAGGCTTTACAAAGCCTAACAACTACAAGTCCAAGGGAGGTAGAGGCAAGAGTTCTTTCTTCTTTGGAATCAATTCTAAATTACAAGGAAGAACTTAATCCAGACTTCAGTGTGCGTGGATACAAGCTTGTCAGCAAACCAAAGACTGATGAACTAGAGAAAGCTTTGAATGTTATGGCCTTTGCCATGACACCCATGCCACAAGAACACATGGAGCAGGAGTTACTCAAGTGTATGATGGTCATGGTCAAGCCATCACAAGAAAGCAAAGAAGATATTGCCATGCGTATACGCCTGATTGCACGTGGCTTGTCTGATTATCCTGCTGATATATTTTTGTATGCAGTCAAAAGCGTTTCGCATACAAAAACATTCTTTCCTAGTCTTTCTGAGTTCAGAGACGCAGGAGAATGGAGGTATCAAAAGCGAGTAAAGCTACTCGATATGATACAAAACGCAACAAAACGATAAGAAACTACTAGTATTAACTGCAATTATGCAGTACAATATATTCAAAAAGGAGAACACAATGAATGTAGTAAACTTAAAACCACCTGTCCGTGATCCAAAATGGAGAATGGGATTCATTGGTGGGTCAGATGCAGTCAAGATTATGAGTGGTGACTGGCATCCACTATGGTTAGAGAAGACAGGTCAAAGTCAACCTGCTGATCTATCACATCTATTCAACGTACAACTTGGTACATTTACAGAAGACTTCAACCTTGCATGGTTTGAACAAGAGTATAATGTTCATGTTCTTGGCTATCAACACGAGGCTAAGAAAACTATCGATGGTATACCATTCAAAGCTACGCTTGATGGCATCATGATAGACCCGGAAAACAAAAGCGAGCACATTGGTATCGAGTGTAAGCACACTAGTTCATTCAAAAAATTTGATGATATACTTGCGTACTACTCACCACAGATACAGTTGTATATGAAAGTCGCAGACCTCAAGCATATGTATCTGTCTGTAATCTTTGGCAACCAATGGGAGTGCAAGCTAGTCAGTCAAGACGAAGCTGAGTGGTTGCGTATGCTACCAATACTACGTGACTTCTGGTCACATGTTGTCAACAAGCAAGCACCTACTGCTGATATGCCTAACGAATTACCAACAGGTGTTCAGCACATGACACTAAACAACATGGTTACACGTGATGCAAGTAAAGATAATAGCTTCAGAAACTATGAAGCTAATTACATTGAAAATGTATTGGGTAACAAACGATTTGAAGTTGCTAAGAATGAACTTAAGTCTCTTGTATTATCTAATGAGCGTGAAGTGTATACCGACAAGCTATCAATCAAACGCAACAAACGTGGTGCATTGACTATACGTATCAAGGAGATAAGCGATGAGTAAATATAAAAGCGATGACTTAGATGAAGCGTGTATGAATATGCTCGGTCATACTAATTGGAAGTACAGAGACACAATAAAAGTGAAAGAAATGGTTGAGTACAAAAGAGATGATGCAATCTATTGCAGTGTATTATTCTTCAAAGAACCATTAAAGGAGGAAGACGAATGACATTCCTAGAAAAGAAAAAGAAATGGTGGGAGTATCACAAAGATAACCCACATGTATACAACTACTTTACTAAGTATACATTACAAGCAATTAGCAGTGGTGCAAAGAAATGTTCACCATGGTTAATCATAGGTCGTATCAGATGGGAGACAGCCATCACTACTACAGATGCAGACTTCAAGATAAGCAACGATTACATAGCCTTTTACTCTAGGCTATTTATGCACGACAATCCTGCACATAAAGGATTCTTTAAAACTAAACCAATGAAAGGAGAGACACTTGTCTAATCAAAATAAAAATGGGGTCAACCCCACAACAAAGTCAACCCCTGATGTCAAGCATGGAGAACACATGACAACTCAACCTAACAAAAAAGCTAATGATTGTAAATCTATTAAGCAAGCTATGTTAGCATTCCAAAAGCTATCTGTTTCTGCTAAGAAAGATGGAACAAACCCACACTTTAGTAGCAGCTATTCTTCATTAGAATCTGTTATCGAAGCAGTAAATCAAGGTAATCAGTTTGGTTTATTCTTTACTCAAGAGATTGATTACATATACACAGGTCATGCTAGTACTAAGTCAGATGTAATTGTCGTTACAACAGTTCGTCATGAGCATGATGAAGAAGCATTTGTATCTAAGCTTCCAATCATTCTGTCTCCAACAAACATGGAGAACCCACAGAAAGTTGGGTCAGCCATAACCTACGCAAAGAGATACACTTTGCAGAGTGTGTACGGATTACCATCAGAAGATGATGATGCCAATGAAGCATCTCCATCTAAAGGAAAGATACCACCGATCAGTACCAAAACATCAAACGCTAAATCAAGTAGAGGAGGATTCTAAATGGATCAACAGTACGACGACACAGATAGAGGTGCAATGTTTGCACCTCGTGAGAACAATGTCCTAGTAGGACAAGGTAAACTAAACAACAATGGTGCAGAAGAGTACCATGTTATTGTCAAGGCTACACTACCATCAGGTAAAGTTATACGTGAAGTATACAAGAAAGTTGGTGTGTTGTTTGAGAACGATAGTCAG